GATACTGGCGCTGGCGCTGTGACAAACGTTGATGCTCATGATCACGAACCACTTACAATTGTTTTTGATCAGAGTAATTTAAAACCACAATCTAGATTAGTTGCTGATGTTAATATTCCTGGCACTACAAATCTTGATAATAATTCAAATAAAGGTGTGTTGACTATTAGCATGAACACTAGTCAACCATCTATGACCTGTATATACATCATCAGAGCATACTAAAATGGCAAATTACACATACGAAAGATCAAAATATGGTGGTTGTGTTGGAAGTATTATCATCCACTCAACTCCTAGCATTTCTTCCAACAATGATCCATCGTCAGCGCAGTTTAGAGATGATATTCCAGCTGGTTATTTGAAATGCGATGGTTCTGTATTAAATGCTAAAGATTTTTTAGCACTATCTAGAGTTCTTGGTGTTGGTGATGAAACTAGATTTAAAAGAGATAATTCAAATGTGAGAAATAAAGATGATCTTACTGGAGATCTGGGGCAATTTCAATTGCCAGACTTAGGATCTAAAGTAATTGTAGGTGGTAGGGGATCTGGAACATATAATAATGATTTTGTTGATAGAGACGGTAATGTCGTAACTACTGTTACAAATAGAGTTGGTCCTCAAGTTGAAGTTATTTGTAATGAAGGTGATACAATTACTACAACGTATTTTGGAAATGCTCGTGTTACCGCTAGTGGTACTATTAATATGTTGGGTAATGCTAGATATAAACTAGACAGAAATACTTCAGAAACTGAATTAAACATTGAAAATTTCCAAGGTCATTTACACAACTCTAACCAGGCATATTTAAATTATTCCACAAGGCATCAAGTGGGTGGAGAAGGCGGTAAAGACTATGCAAGATCCATCGGAAATAGTGGTGGTGGCAATACCCGTGAATTTACAGGTGAAGGTGGTAGAGTATCAATTCACGACCATAGAATCGATCCTCCTCCATCATACAATCATAACTTTACTTATTCTTATCCTCAGACAGAGATTGATATGAGTGGAGTTACGGCAAGAGTTGATGTTGATGTATCAGATCAGGAAAAAATTGATCAGTTAGTAACTCCGTTCATTCTTGTACAGTATCTAATTAAGTTTTAAGATGCCACAGACCACTGAGATAACTACTACATCGAATTATACTATAGATCCATATGTTTATAGATTGTACTTTAAAGCTTATGGAGCTAGTGGCGGCGGTGAGAATATCGTAACATCTACATTGGCAAGAACCGCAGGCACCAGTGGAGGGGAAACTTCTTTTTTAGGATTTTCTCTAAGTGGTGGTCAAGGTGGTGGTATTGGTGGAAAAAATCAAGGTGGTGCTGCTGGTACAACAACTCAAACTTTTAATTGGTCAACAGTTACTGGACAAACTATTGTTTTTCCTACTGTAGCAGCTGCTGATGGGGGATTAAATTCTGGTGGACTTGGTGGATTGATTGATGGATCTAGAAACAATGGAGGTAGCGGGTCTAGTGGATCTGCTACTTATACATCAACATCAACACATATTTTTAATAATGAGACCAATGTTAATATTTTTACGACTACCAGTAATGATATTACTCTTGCTTATTTAAATCCAACTGCTGAAGGGCAGGGTGGTTATTTACCACCATTTGGAAAAAGTTATGGTGTAACTTTTATTAGTCCATTTGCCAATAATACTTATAGTTTATCTGTAGCAGTAACTATTGACCAGGCAGCGGGTGGAAGTATAGGCGGAAGACCATATAGTTTTCAGGGATCTGCTAATAAAACTGCTAATGGTGTTCAACTGTGGTTTCAAACCAGTGGCGGTAGTAACACATATATTAGAGGATTTTCGGTCAGTGCTACTGGAACTAAACCAGGCGCTACAGGAAAAGGCGGCGGTGGTGCTAGTGCTGTAGAAGGGTTTTTTCCACGTCAATCATTAATAGATTCTGTTACATATGCTCCTGGAACAACATTTCAGGCAAAGATTGGTGCTAGAGGAGATAGTGGTGGAACTAATAGTAATAATGGTGAGCAGGGAGAGATCACGGTAGAAGAAATTATCTACCCTCAAGTCTATTTGTCTAGTAATAAACTTGTATTAAAACCATCAGATCCTACTGCTACACTAACTTGGAGTAGTGCTGGAGATATTGATGCCATTAGATGGCCATTTAACGGTGATATTGATAATGGAAATATCAATAGTTTTTCTCTTGTATCACCTACAGAAACAACAACATATACTGCTGAAGGATATAATACTCTTATAAGTGATTTGATTTCTTTTAATCCAGAAGCATCACTAACAATTGTTGTATTAAAAGCACCTATTATTACCACGTTTGATGTTACTGAGACCTTAAATTTTAATGGTTCTGGTCAGATTGAATGGGAAATAAAGTATGCTAATACAGGTTCAACTTTACAAATATATCACTCTTGGGATGATGGACCAAAGAGAGATGACCCACCAGAACTAGTAACTACAATAGATATTCCTGCTTCTGCTTCTGCTGAGGAGACTGGTGATGATACACAGACTGTAGTTAAAAGTAGTTTTGGTGGTGTAGACGGACCAGTTCCATATACACCATCATGGGATACCTGGGGTCCATCTGAAATAACATATGTATTGACAGCAAATGGTGAGGGTGGAACTGTTGTTGCTCCAATGCAATCTACTACTGTAATAATTGATAGGGAACCAGAAAATATGGCTATCCCAGAAACAGAGGATACATTCAAGGATCAAGATCCAGTATTTACAACTCCAGATGCTGATGTTGTATCTCAATTATTGCTAGTAGATGACATAGATATACCAGTAGAGATTAAATCAAACCTGCCAATTGAAGTTCAAATAAATGATGTTGGAGGATTTAAAAAAGTAAGGAGTATCTAGTGGCAATTAACGAAGCAGATTTTGCTAAACTCGTAACTTGTGTGTCTGTTATCGATGAGACTAATAACAGCGCATATAATAATAGTAGTTTATTGAATTCTATTTGGAATGGAAGTCCCGCAGTTATTGGACAAGGATCAAATAGTAGAGGATTTAGGACAGCTTTTCCATACAGAACATTTTATATTTTAGATCCACAATCTTCTGGGCAGGGTGGTATCGATGTTCCTACAAATTATTCTGGTGATCCTAATGCATTTGGACCTATCAGAGTAAACAGAGATAATGGTAATGCTGGATCTAGATCCGATTGGTTTGCTATCTGCAACTTCCAGAATCTTCCATACGGAACAATTGTTTCTATCTGGATTGATATTTCAGGTTCAATGACTCTATCAACAGTCCAAGCATCATATGATTACTTCTTACAACGTTGTGCTGCTGCTGGTATTGAAATTGTATTGAGTCTTAGTGCTTCTGGTGAAAGATATATTGATGAACATATTCAATATTTGCCACCCAGTGCTAACTTTACAGCGGTAGACTCTGATGGTAACACTGAGAATATTGTAATTGCTCGGGGTGAGTCAGTTACTTTGTCTTGGATTGTATTTGGTGATCTTAATCAAATGGCAATTAATCCTGGTGTTGTCGAACCAGCATCCAGTAATTTTTCTGATTATGTGAGCAGTGCTGTTGTATCTCCAACAACAACTACAACATATAGTTTAGCAGCATCTGGTCCTGCTGGAAATACGACAAGAACTATTACCATAACAGTTCTAGTACCACCAGAATTTGTTATTACCACCAATAAAACTGAAATGATGTTGGGTGATGTTGCTTTAATTTCTTGGTCTGCTTCTGGAGTTGATGCACCATTAAACTGGACTCCAACACTAGAGTGGTTGGCAGGAGGAATTACTAATGGTAACCTGACTAGTTTTGTTAATGTAAGTCCTAGTGATACCACAACATATACAGGAAGACTTTATGGTATTGGTGGAGAAGATACTAGTAGTGTAACTGTCACTGTATATCAACCAGTAGAATTAGCGGTAAATTATCCTTTCAATCTACCATACGGAAGTCAAGGAACAATACAACTAATAACAAAATATGCTACTGAATCTGTAACTATAACGCCAACATATAATTATGATTTTGTTGGATCTACTACAGGTCCTGCCGTTAACTTAACTACCAACAGTAGTGGTGAACTTGGCGATTCTCAGGTAGTTAATAGTTATACTACACAGATACCATACACTGATAGGGGACCATTAAGTGTCGATTATGTTGTCAGAGCTGAAGGACCATTAGGTAACTTCAAAGAAGAAACTTTCACTATACCTATTATTGTTGATATTACTCCAGAAAATCTAAATATTCCTGAGAGTGATGATTTGATTAAAGATCAGACACCAGTTGTTACTCCAGAAACTGAAGTTTTATCTGAACTGATATTGGTTGATGATATTGATATCAAAGTAGAAGTTAAATCAAATTTTCCAATTGAAGTTCAAATAAATGATGCTGGTGGGTTTAAAAAAGTAAGGAGTATCTAATGCCTACTATTAACTGTGGTGTAGGAGTCACCAGTGTAAATATACCAGCAAATGCTTACAGTATTGTAGTTGAATTAGCAGCTGGTAGTGGTGGTCAAGGAGGAACAGATGCTGGTGCAAGTCCTAGACCAGGAGGCACAGGAAGAAAAGCAGTATTTTATTTCCCACAATTTGTTGCCAGAACTTTAAGTATTCAAGTAGGATCTCGTGGTGGTGATGGGTTTGGATGTGTTGGTGGTAGTGGAAGAGGAGCATCTGGTTTTGGTGGTCCTGCTGTTGGTGGTATTGGTGGTCAAACTGGACCTAATGGATGCTCGGGCGGTGGTGGAGGTGGTGGAGGATGTTCTGCCATTTATGATAGTGTAAAAAATGGATGGGTAGTTTGTCTTGGCGGTGGAGCTGGTGGCGGCGGCGCTTCGTGGAATGCTAGTGCTACTGATTCTCCTAACGGAACTTATGGTAGAGGATTATATTCTGGAAATATAAATTCTATTTCTGGTGGTGGTGTTGGTGCGTCTTGTCCTAATGATGGTGGCGGCGGCGGTGGCGGTGGCGCAGGAGCTCCTGGCGGCGCAGGTGGATATGAAGGATATGATAATAATAGGGGTGGTCAATCTGGTGATGGTGGACGTTCTGCGTTTGATTCAAATTATTGTAGTTTTACTTCTAATACAGGAACAGGACATATTGGAAATGGATTTGGAGTAGTAACTTATCTTGAAGCAGATCCTAGTATTGATAGTTTTTCGGCAAGTCCTACAGCATTTAAACGTGGAGAGTGTACTACTTTATCATGGGCAACTACATTTGCTCAGAGTGCCAGTATTGATAATGGTGTTGGAAACGTTAGTGTTGACGGAAGCACGACGGTTTGTCCTACTAATACTACTACCTACACGTTAACTGCTAGTGGATATGGCATCACTAAGACATCGGCAGTTAGTGTTACTGTTTATGTTCCACCCGTATTCAATATTTCTACCAGCAAAACTGAAATGATGCTGGGTGATAATGCTTTAATTTCTTGGTCTGTTTCGGGTCAAGATGGTGCATTAAATTGGAGTCCTTCTTTAGAGTGGTTAGCGGGAGGACTTACTAATCTTAATGTCACTAGTTCTTCTAATGTGAGTCCTACTGATACTACGACATATACAGGAAGAGTTTATGGTGTTGGTGGAGAAGACATTGATAGCGTAACAGTTATAGTATATCAACCAGTAGAACTGTCTGTAAATTATCCAACTCAAATAGTATATGGTTCTCAGGGAAATATTGAAGTCACTACAAAGTATGCTACATCTTCAGTAACTATAACACCAACATATAATTATGATTTTGTTGGATCTACAACAGGTGCTGTTGCTAACTTGAGCACTAATACGAGTGCTGTGCTTGGTGCTTCTGATAATACCAGTACATATACCACAACAATACCATATACTGACAGAGGACCACTATCGGTAACATATGTTGTCAGAGCTGAAGGACCATTAGGTAACTTTAAAGAAGAAGCATTTACTGTACCCATTCTTATTGATGATACTCCAGAGAATTTAAATATTCCTGAAAGTGATGATTTGATTACAGATCAAGAACCAGTTGTTACTCCAGAAGTAGAAGTATTGTCTGAGTTGCTTTTAATTGATGATATTGATATCAAGGTAGAAATTAAGTCAAATCAACCCATTCAAGTAGATATTAATCAAGCAAATGATTGGACTGATGTTCGTCAGATGTAAATAAATAGTAAGACTGGAATCCTAAGCTTTAAAAGGAATGACATATTCGTTCGCACCTAATAATGAACCGCTGTACGTGGCAGAAGGCGATTACGTACAGTTTAAATTTAAAGCACCACCAACTTGGAATACTACTCAAACAGTAACTATTCAGGTTGGTGATCTTGTCCAGTATTGGCTTATTACAACTATTGAGGAAGATTTTACACCAGATCCATTTCCTTTACAAGGATTTGAAGACGCTGACTTGGATACTTTGTATACTTTTGGTGATGGAAGTAGACCAGGAGAAGTAATACCTGTTATCTCTGGACTAACACCAACAACATTGGCATCTGTCGCTCTTTCAAGTAACGTTCCAATTCCAGCAGGAGCTACTGTTACTGATTATGTTGCTGCTCGTTTTGATTATAATGGTGATGGAACATGGGATACTGGGTGGATATCTGCTGATGGTAGTCAACAGGTTGAAAATGGTGCTAGAATTCAAATAAGAGGTAGAACTCCCAATTTCTATACTCAATATATGAATCTGAGTTTAGTTATTGGAACAGCAAATGAGACTTGGAGAGTATTAACTACAACAATTCCTGGAAATAATGCTCAACCATTCCCAGATTTTACAGATTTAAATCCAGTTCCAGTAGATACTTTCATTTATAGTGAAGTATTGAGAGTACAAGGATTGAATGAAGACGGCGCTATCAGCGTTAGTAATTCTTCAACAACAGCATATGCATTATCTACTACTGGAAACACATCTACCAATTCTGATGGATATGAAGTATTGGATGGTGCTAATTGGGTAACTAGTGGAACTATTAGTAACGGTGATTATTTACAATTAAGAATTTTAAGTTCACCAAACAATTTAACTCCTAGGTCAACTGATTTGTCTATTGCTGATGATGCTAATGGATCTAGCTGGACAGTTACAACTGGAGTAGCACCCTCCACTACCCCAGATAACTTCTCATTTACGGATCAAACTGGAGTTCTAGAAAATACTTTAATCGGATCTGATCAAAAACCTACTTCTGGTATCAGTGGATTGACTCCTGGTCTATCTGTACCAGTAGAACTAATACAAACAGATTCTAGTTTAGTTCGTGTGAGGGTTAATAACGGATCTATTGGTGTATTCCCAACATCAGTACAAAATGGCGATAAGTTAAACATTTATCTACAATCTGCTCCAACATTCAATACACCTAGAGAACTTCAGATTCGTGTTGGTGATAGAGATATTTCTACATGGACTGTCATAACAGGAAGTGGACCAGATAGTGATGCTGTATTTAATGTACCACCAGATTTAAATAACCAAGTTCCAAATACTTATGTAACTAGTGCTCCAGTCACCATTTCTAGTATTAACATACCAATTACTATTAATGCTACAAATGGATCATTAATTTCTATTGATGGTGATCAACCTATTACTGGTCCGAGAACATTTGATCCGTCTGTAAATACGGCATTTACATTGACTAGTTTAGTACCAAATAATTTAAATACACCTCAGTCTACTACAGTTACTGTTGGAACAGGATCATTAAATAACCCTTTTGTGTGGACTGTAAGGAGTTACGCTTCGGCACCACCACCAGCAAATAATTTAGGTGTTTGGTATAGTAAGAAGGTAGAAAAATTTGATGGTTATCCAATTGGTACTGTATTGCCTATCTTGAAAGAAAGTATTGCTACTGGATATGGAGATTTAGACGGCGGTCTTACTGATAGATATCCTGGATTTATTGAGTGTGATGGTAGATCTTTGAGTACAACACAATATTTCTTACTATTTGATATTATTGGATATACTTATGGTGGATCTGGTACTAGTTTTAATATCCCAGATTACAGAAATAGAAGATTGTGTGGCACTGGACAAGTTGATGCTAGTAGAGGTAACTCAGTTGCTCTCCCAATTGCAAGTGGTGGATCTATTTTTGATGTTGGTGCTGAGGGTGGATATTGGTATTTTGATAAGGTAGATGCTTTAGGTTCCGATCCACTTGAACAAATTCAGGGAACGGGAACTACTGGATTGGTAAGTGAATATTTTGAACTTGGTACAGTAAAACTATCAGGACTAGAAACAATAACAGATGATATTAGATTTACTATTGTTGGTAATATTACTGGACAAATTGGTCCTCTAGAAAATGTTGCTGTACAAGTTCCTGAGCATGATCACTCTTACATTGCTGCTCTTCCTGATGGAGATAGTGGTGATCCTCTAATTAGATGGGGTCCTCCAGCTGGTAGAGGTATGTTTGCCGTTAGTGGTGGTCGATTACCTAGTACCAAGGAATTTGGTCCTAACGCTGGAGATAGTATATCTAAGCAAGGAGATGCTTGGGAAGATTTCTTGAGTAACTTAGAAGGTGGTAGTGGTGACTTCAAAACAGAATTAGAATTGTATTATGGTTCTGGTTTTGATTTAAAACAGTGGGCATTGGATAATCTAGAAACATCTATGGATGAAGTTAACGTTGAGGTAACTGGTTCATTCCCTACTGACCTAGGTGATGTTGACTTTGGTGATGTTGATGGTGATTCTGAAACTGATGTTGACTTCATGACTTGGTGGATATCTCCAGCAAGTGGTTTAACTGGAGCAAATTTAGCAACTATTTCATCTGGAACTAATGAATGTGCTGCTGTAGTTGATACAGACTCAACACGTTTCCAACTTGATGATTACTTACCTGTTAGTGGAAATACAAATAGTCACTCACACTTTATGACCGAAGATCCTATTTCAAATATTCAAAGTGATTTCAGTTCTGGAAATAGCAGTGGTGCGGGTACTATCACTTCTGGATTAGGAAATGGTGCTACTAGTATTAATTTAACATTTGAACAGTCACAACTGTTTATGGATATGACTGATGCTACATTTACTTTTAATAAGAGTTTTGCTCAACCATTCCCATCTGTTACAATGGAGCCACAAATTCAAGTTCCAATTCTCAATCCTTTCCATAAGACTAAATATATTATCAAAGCCTATTGATTATGTCATCATTACCTGATTATAGACCTCATGAATTGATGCTTGATCCGAATATCACCAAAGTCGAATTTAACGACTTTATTGGTGTGTGGCCTAATTTTATGCCACGACCATTGTGTGAAGATATTTGTAAATTTACAGATACTCAAATTGATCAAGCATGTGTTGTCAATCCAAGTCTCAAACCAGAAGAATTTGGAGATCCTAATCGTGTTATTAAGTCTGAAGACTTATATGGAGGACAACTGAATAGAAAAGATTTCGCAATGATCTTAAACTATGCTAACAGAGATTTAGTTCTTAAAATTAATTCTGTTTTAAGAGCATGTGTGCAGCATTATATTTCTGAGTATCAATCTCTGAGAAATACTAAACTGATCTCCTCTGATATTAAAATACAAAAGACTCCTCCTGGAGGTGGATATCATCTCTGGCATTATGAAAACTCTGATGAAGCACATGCTTTTAGAGAATTAGTTTGGATGGTTTATCTCAATGATATGCCTGAAGGTGAAGCAGAGACTGAATTTCTTTATCAAAGACGCAGAATTAGACCAACTGCTGGAACTGTAGTTGTCTGGCCAGCAGGGTTCACTCATACACATAAAGGAAACACAGTGCTTACGCAAGATAAATATATTTTGACAGGATGGTACATTAAACGTAATTAACTCTCATGGAACAAAGGATCGCTCTCATACAAGTTGATTTTGCTAACAATACCATCATTGAAGGTGCTGAGAAAGCAAATGGATTTACATTGCTAGGAACTTTCAACGGCAAGAGACATAATATAGATGAAGAAACTAAAACTAAGTTTCTTACTACAAAGATCTCTGACTTTTGGCATACTGATAAAGATTTGCTTGAGTATTTTCAATACTTTAATGATGGTACATACTTCTGCCAAAGAAAGAGAGTCAAGTATGACTTCAATACAGAAAGTACATATCTTCAAACTTATAGTTTTACTGGTGCTAGCTCTGAGCAAGCAAGAGAACTCTATGAGTTAATGGATACTTTCTTTCAAGTTGTAGTTGAAGTAAAAAATGCAAAGATCAATCGTTTAGTTGCTGGTATTGATAAGGAAGCAGCATTCTTCGAGCAACGTCAATTTAAATTAAAAAGACAAAAGCGTGAGATGTTGAGTCTTTCTGATTGGAGAATTCTCCCCGACATTGAAGATAGTTATGAGGGTGAGAAAGATCGTTGGATCAAGTGGAGAAAATGGATTAGGGAACACTCCACACCAAGTCCAGCAGACTCTGAATTCCATAACTCTGGATTGGAATACTTTAAGTATACTTACAATCTTAAGTTTCCAATTGATCCAAACAAGTATAGATTGTTATATCCAGATGGTAAATTGGAAGATGGTGTAACTGATGCTCCAGAATTTATGGACACCAATGATACAAATCAGTGGGTGAAGCATGACTCTCAGGCATCTACTGACTTCTTCAAGAATAGAGAAGTCAACATGTTTAATCTAGCACAAAGAGGAATTGCACCTACTAGAAAGGTCACGAAAGAAGTATTAGATCTCATGAAGGAATTGAAAATCGATGAAGATGTTGAAGTTGATTGGGCAAATTACTTTGTTGATGAAAATGAACTATGATATATGAAATTGATTTACTAGATCATGAACAACTAACATATATCAATCAATATTTCAAATATCTAACATTCAAAGATGGTAAGATTAGCAATCCATCAGCAGATAAAATCTGTCAGGTAGTATTTGATGGACCAGGACATTACGATCTGAACATGTACTGTCGTGATATAATATTACGTATAGTACCATTAAAAGTATCTGAAGTGTCACAAATATACTTCGTAAAATATAGTATTGGTGACAAATACGAAGATCATTATGATGCTAACCCATGCGGTGGTGTAAGATCAGATTATAGTATGACTTGTTTTCTAAATGATGATTATGAAGGTGGTGAGTTAGTTATAGAAAATGATAAAACTATCAAATTATCTAAAGGTAAGGCGGTGTTATACCCAGGTAATTTACTTCATCGTGTGAATGAAGTTAAGTCTGGTACTAGAAATGTTTTTATTGGATGGTTACAAACACAATGAATGATATCACACAATATAATGACTTCTTCTCTTTTAATGAGGTAAGAAAAATAGAATCTAAATTAGAAGAACCTAAGTGGAGATTTGGTCATGGGTCACATGTTGATCAGTACAATAGACCAAAAGGTATTCCATTTTGGCGCATGGATCTTTTAGAGGACTCATATTTTTCTGATTATCTTCTAAATATCATTAGGGAAAAAACCCAGCAAGATTATGATCTTTATGATGTATATGCTAACGGTCACACATTTGGCACTCAAGGAGAGTTTCATGTTGACTGGTATGAATCGAATGGTAGAACTCTGATATACTATGCAAATCCTAAATGGAGACCAGAGTGGGGAGGAAAAACCATATTTCTCCATAAAGATAAGGAATTAGAATATATAAATCCTATTCCTAACTCTGCTATCCTTTTCCCTGGTGAAATACCACACATGGCAGAGAGCACAACTAGATTATTTACTGATTTGAGAGTAACTATTGCTTGGAAACTAATACTAAAATGAACTCATCTTACGACGCATTCTACTTAGATAATTTTATTGGGAACTACGCTGCTCTCAAAGGAAAAGCAGTAGTATATTTAAGATCTACTGGTTGGAATGCCAGTTCTGATGTAGATGCAATTAATGCTTCACAGGAACTGTATAAAGATATTCTTCCTCTTGATCTGTGGACTCTACTGAAGAATTCTGAGCATGTATTTGCTGAGGTAGATGACTTTATTGATATGCGAAACTTTTTAGATTCAAATCTACCAGATAGTCAAGCAGGCACTACTACACCAGAGAATTATATCTTTTACGCACTTTATAATTCTGATGGTCAACTTGTATCAACAAACGAATGATGTTCTCAGAAAACTTTCACATTGTAGAAAAATACAATGTTAATACACAAGAGCATGTTTCGACTATCGAAATGATGCCAAGAAGATTTACACGTTTGGTTGACTCCTCATATCTTCCAGACATGGAACCTGATTTGGTTGTTAAACTAAACAGATTATTTAATTACAAGCAGAAGCATACTACAGATCCCAACTACGTTTTTGACAAATATCTTTATATCGAGCATAAAGATAATAATGTGATTTCTTACTATTGTAAGAATCCAATTAGATTTGTCACGATTGAACATTCTAATGTCTGGAATAAGTTTATTAGTGAGATTGGTACTGATAATATTCTAGGGTTTAAAACTAGAATTAGATCTATCACAAATAACTTTGACGACATGGAGGAGGCGATCATGGGGTTATCATATAACCCAGATGGAACTGCCACTGAAGTATCTGTTTATGATGGACATTATAATATAGATGTTGATGATGATTCTTTCTTACAAAGAATGTACACTCTTCTTCAATATAGACAAGATACTTGTAAAGGTGTTGTATCTTTATTGACAGATAGTACAGATATTAAATTTCAATTGGTATTCTCATATCCAGAAGTATTTGATAATGATGATGGATTATTCCTCAACAAATCTATAACAAATTCATCTCTGGTTGATGGTTATCTTGATCTGCTTTGTCGCGATGGTGGAATGAAACTGATCACATCTGATCAAAAAGACTATATCAAATCCATATGTGTTGGTCAATCCACATTTGAATTAGAATATGTTATCAGTACAGATGGGACTGTTAAAGATCTCTATGTTCATCAGTGTCGTGTTAGGGAATTTGAAGACTTGACAGCATAGTCATCTGCTGTTATGCTTGCTTGACAACGCAATCGCTAATGAAATTGACAAACTTACCAACTCATAGTGAGTTAATTCACTATCAAATTCAAGCTATGCTGCGAGAAAACTCATTTCCTGAAGATGAGTTGAAATATCTTGGTGAACGAGATGGTGAGCATTGGTATTTGATTGCGGGTGAACATGAGGTGCCTGCTTCATCTATTGAGAGTCTAGATCAAGTTGACACTGAATAGTAAAGAAAGTATGAGGATATACTGATTTCCTCACAAAACCATCTAAAATACCTAGGACACTGCTAAAATCACATGGACTGGAACGAAAACACCAAACATGAAAAACGTAAGGATGCATTTTACATCTTTTACGAAAGTGTACTGAAACCAGACCATGAACTGCGCCAAGATGCTCATGATCAGTGCTGCTATCATGAGTTGCTAGAATGGCGTGGTGAAATTATCGCCTACCTTGACCGTCGTCGCAACGAGGAATTTAATCACCATGACAACTGATGGACGCCCTGAATTGAAAGGAACTGAGGAGTTCTTGCATAAAACTTACGCTCAACAGCGTAAAGATCGACTACAAGATGCTGTCGATGACTACCTGCAAGATGAAAAAGTTTCGATCCTTGAGTTCTACACTGACCTCAAGGATTGTATCGAAGATATTATCACATACCATAAGAATAACAAAGAACGAGCACAGGGTATGTTACAATTAGTTCTAGGTCATCGCCCTGTTGATGGTCTCAGTGATGACATTGATCAAGTTGATGTTACTGCTGCCTTAAATAGTATCCCCAATCGTTACTGACATGAAAGAAGAAGACTTTAAGAAAGCAATGGAAAACATCTTAATGATGCAGAATAATAATGATGCTAACTTTCAGATTCTACAACATCAAATTGACAATCTCCAGAAACAACTGACTGATCTTAATGACTTAAAAGAAATGTTCCGTCTTCCTAAACCTGAGAATAAGGATCGTAAGTTGTTCGATGAAGCAGACTGATTTTGAGTTGCTCCAACCTGTGACATATGGTGAGATCACAGGTTATATTTCTTTCATTAGTGAGTATTACATCACTATTTGTTTCAAAGACATTCCATTGCCTGAGTCAGCAAACTCACGGTGGGGTCGTCATTATGTTAATGTAGTCGTTTACCCTCAATTTTATCATGAAGTACGCAGTTGTGTGGATGAAAAACAAGAAGAAGGGCACATCCCGCCAAGAAGCGATCTTCTACAATTTGGACGATGCCGCTCTGTGGGAGCAGCACATAAACAAGACCGAGCATTGTCGCACTGATATCATTCCCATCTATGGGGACAGTTGACATACTGGACTAGGGGGTTGACAACCCCCTTTTTTCATGCCATACTACGTGAGTAGTCAATCAACGGGCACTGAGTCCGAGATTCTTATGAAAAACTTCTTTCAAGACGTTCTCCGTCTTCCTTTCAAGACCAACTCTCAAGACAATCCTCTCCATGAGCAGCAGGTAGAAGAACTGTTGATCAAGCATGGTATCAAATACGAGGCACAACCTAACGGCATTCAGAATTCTCCTGACTTCCGTGTTTACCTTGACAACGATAAGACGGTTGACATTGAGTGTAAGTCTTCTAAGCAGGCATATCCTACCTATAATGGTGGACTTCCTAAAGAAGGAACTGTTTATGTGTTTAGTTCTGCTAAATACGACGAGACAACCATCTATTTCTCTGACGATGTTGTCTCAAAACGTAAGCGTGAATTGTTTGCTTGTTTGATCGAAGAACTGCGTGCAGTTCTTGATAAGTATCAGGCAATGCCTGAGTGGAAAGAGGACAATCGCGGATTTGATTTCTATATCCGTAACATGTTCACTCAGTCTGGTGGTTGGAAGCGTACCAACTACTTCAAGCATAGTGATCGCGAGATGTGTGAATCCAAAGTGCTTAACCACACTTGGTGAATATATGATGTAATCAAACGAAGACGAGGGAGTCTATCTCCCTCAGGTAGTTTGATTTTACTGTTCAATTAAGAAAGTAAACTAATGAAAACCAAAAACTTTGACGATTGCTGCGGCATCGTCCCATATTCCTTTGTGGAATATCTAAGGCTCAAAACTTGTCCAGTACAACGTAACCACGTTAAACGTGCTCGTGACAAGAAAACAAAAGAAAAACTAGGTATCTTACTTCCTCAGCACACATTTATTGCTACTGCTGAGTTGACCCAGGACTCGTTTGATCCCACTAATGGTGAGACATACAAAGCGGGAACTGTATTCCTAGTTGACTCACATACTAGACGAGAGTTTTGGAAACTCGGTGAATCTGATGCTTTGCCAGAGAGACTGACATCGCAACATTATAAGGTAGCATCTATCGCTGACCTTCGTGATCTTTACTATACATTTGACAATACTACAAATACTGAGAAGTCTGCGGATCTAGCATATGGTGCTGCTCGCTATCTTGGTGTTGAATTTAAGAACCATAAACTGTATCAGGTTACTGGATTGACTTGGGCAGCACATTTCTATTCTAAGCAACAGTTTCCTAAGACCAGTGGTTATGATGGTGACAAACTAATTGATGTAATCAAGGAGTTCACTCATGAACTTCTGTTTCTTGATTCATTCATCTGGGACAAGAAGATTGACATTCCTCACCCATTGAGGTCTGCTGCTCTTATGTTCTTGAAGAAGTATAATTGTGATGAGTATTCACGTAAGATTGTACAACGTGTCTTCCAAGATGAGTTTGCTGCCAAGGATGATAGCAGACGCTTGGATGCTGTTACACATATTTTGGAATGGTTGAAAGATAAGAATGCTGAATTCGCAGCAAACTTCAAGACTATTCCTGTTCTCACTGAGAAGTTCTTGTACTGGTTGAACCAGGCGTACCTGGAAGATACTACAGGCAAAGAACGTCTGGAGAAGAAAGGTGTATCTACTGATGTACTTGACAAGTATGTTAGAATTTCTAAATTGGAACTCGTTAACGCTTGATGTTTGATATCTTGACTGGTGATTGTCAACAGGTTCTCCCCACTTACGGGGAGAACTTTTTTCATGCATGTATCACGGATCCTCCGTATGGTATGGGCATGGAACACTGGGATCATTCTGTTCCTAGTGTAGAAGTATGGCGTGAGGTGTATTATTCACTCCGCCCTGGAGCATTTTGTTTGGCGTTCTGCTCTCCTGAATTGTATCATCGACTCGCATGTAATGTAGAAGACGCGGGATTCATGATCAAGGATCAGATTATGTGGATGACTACCACTAAGATGCCAAAGTATAATAAACTTAAACCCGCACATGAACCCATTGTTGTAGCACAGAAACCGTACAAAGGTACGCTCAAGGATAACTTTGAGGAGTGGGGATGCGGAATCATTGATACAACTAACACTCGTATTCCGTGGGATAAGAAACCACCAACTGGATGGGTAGCAGGTGGTGCTAAGCGTCGCACATTTGGTAAGGATGGCAAGACTACAGGCACACAGAAAGAGTTTGGTACTGTAGATGCTAATCCTGATGGACGCTATCCCTCAAACATTATTGGTGAGGTACAACATGAGCATCAGAAGTATTTCTATGCTCCGCGAGCAACACGTAAAGAGAAGGGAGAAGATAATGATCATCCAACAGTCAAACCAGTGAGTTTGATGGAGTATCTTATCAAGATCTATTCTCCTGTCAATTCTGTTGTACTTGACCCATTCTGTGGTAGTGGCAGCACTGGTGTTGCTGCTAT